TATATTAACCTGGAAAAATGGCGGAGGGAGAGAACCTCGATTTGAACCGTCTCCTCATATTAAAGAGTATTCAAGCGTAGCTCTGAATATCCAACCTTTGCATAATTTTAACGTGGATAATTCAATACACTTTCCACAATATTGGCGACAAGAACTTTGGGTAATTCTTGAAAATCAAATTGCTCATAAATAGGTGCCAAGGCAGACCAGACAAGCTCCACAAGGTTTGGGTCTATATCAGAAATATGGCCTTCAATTCCTGATTCTAAAAAATTGGCATGACACATTTGTCCAGTATTTAGAGTATACCGTCGATCACTATGCTCGAGCTTGCGACCATTTGTATTCTGAAAATTGATCAGAAGTTGGAATGTCCCGTCAGGCTCACTAAACCTCTCAGCCAAAGCCTTCATATAAAGAAAGATCTCAGTGATACGATATATTGAAATCGTCCAATCAAAGAAAGGGCCTATTGGTCTAGGGTAAATTTCTCCTGGATAACCAGCTCGATCTTCTTGCATAGGCCTTAGCATAAAACCTTTCCCATCTCGGGAAATTCGCCAAAAATCACAGTGATCCGCACGATCCTCAGGTCTTTCGTTATCCTCCATTTCACCTAGATAGGCGAATATTTTGTCCCCTTGAGCTACTGGCTTTACAGGAGGACGATGTAAGTACGTGAATGGGGGCCACCCAGAACGCTTGGGCATTTCCCTATCAAGTGCTGAGTTTAATGCTGCTAAGGTTTCTGCACTGAAGGGCGTGAGAGAGAAAGAAACCGACCAATGTCCTGACTGTAGTTTTCGCGGATCATCATCATCAAATTCTTCTACAATTTCATTCCACAGCCCATAATTTTCAATGTGCCAATCCTCAATTGTTGAGGTATCGCTTTCAATGATGCGTGAAGAAGGGTCCAATATTTCACGAAATGCTGAAAGCATCTCAGTTTGTCTCGCTTTAACAATTCGTTCTATTAATTTTTCCCAGTCATCTTGTGTTCTCGCGGGTTCACTAAACCCTCCTGGCCGCCTGACATACACCTTAGCTGCTTCTAATTCATTGTCAGGCCCGCCCCTTGCAGCAAACAGCGGAGTTCTGTGGTTTCCGGGGACAATTATTACTGGATGAATTTGTTCAGAACCTGTTGGAGATGCAAACTCTAGATGGCACTGACATGCCGGAGTTACATATTTGTGAACTATGCCTGCCAAGATGTCTTGGGTATATGCTTTCAATTCATCATTTTCTTGGGCGGATTCTGAAAATCCATCCTCCAATTCATCAAATCCAATGAAAATATATCCGCCACCATTATTCCCCAAGGCTATTATCTCTTTGGCGAGTAGGGCTTTATCTGAATTTTCCGCAAGTCCACCCAGCCAATTTTTAACTTCAACCTCAAGGTTCTCTTGCAAATTATCGATAATAAATTGAATTTTTTCGTTAGGCATGGGTTTCAATACATTTCATTAGAAGCGCTTTGTTCGGGCCGTAGGCGTTATAATGCGCGATAAGAATGTCATCTTACCCCAAGTGTCGAACGCATAGAGTTTCTCATCGAGACGGGTGGAAGGAGCGTACACCTTTGTCGTTAGACGACTTTCTCAAAGAACTGTTTTCGCACCTCATCGGTTCCCACAAACTGTGACAAAAGTCTAAAATTGTGATTTTCGTGGCGGACACGTCCAGCCACAATGGCGGGGTGAACCCCAGCTTGCTTAGCAAGAGAGCTCACTCTTTTTCCTGTTGGTTGTTTTTGGGCAAGATGTTCTTCCCATAATTCTGAAGGAATGAGAGCTTCTTGGGCCCACTCATCTGCTTCAGCTTCTTTTTCATCGTCGTCTATGTGATCACGGTCTCGAAGACTTAGATCATCCACAAAGAGCTCGTCCCCATTCCCTGTCATATGACGCCCAACATGAGAGAGCTCGTGAAGCAGGCAGAACCAGAAGTTGTCTATTCGATCAAAGCGAAGTGTCATCCCTATAACGGGAACTCCCTCAATCGTGCGCATTGCGGCCCCATCAAGGTAAGTTTTTGGTAGATGACGTTGTACTACAAGGGCAATGCCATGTTGCATCAAGAATTCTTTAGCTAATTTTGGCCCTTCCTGAAACACGCTGAGTTTTGCTAATTCTCGCAGAAATTCAACCGTAACAGTGCCATCCTTATATGTACTACCTAGGTCAACACTTCGCGCATTCGCAAGCACCTGAAGGCACCAGGCTTGAAGAGCATAGGGATTAGTCTTTGCATTTCGTCTCCCAGTGGTAGTTTTTCGGTACATGGCTTGAGGCAAGGCACCGAGTCCTCCGGCACGGTCAATTAGATCACGCATAACTTCTTCTGCTCGATCTTTTAGATTGTTTGACCGCTTTACCCAGCCGAGCTTTGCCATGTCCAGAAGCGGGAATTTATCCCACTCAACGCCTTGGATTTTTTCCGGAATTCCTACGCCATTTTGTTGAATTAAAACTGTAGCTGGAATGCCCAAGTGCTCGTTCAGTGCCCGAATCATTTTAAGCGTGAGAGCTCGCTTCCCCGCGAGCACCTCTGACACCTTCGCGCGACTCCCAAAAATAGGCGCGAGATCACTTTGATTTAACCCTTCCTGCTCCATTCTGAATTTGATTGCTGTGACTGGGTCTGGAAGGTTGATAGGAAAGTTCACATCTTCATAAAGTTCAATAAGCGTCGCAAGAACCTCAAGTTCATCAGCCTCATCAGTACCAGGCAACGCATCCATTAGAATTTCGATACGCGCAAGAGCACCTTGATAATCTTCCTCGCTCCTAATTGGACGAATTTTTTCAGCCATCACACTTCCTCCGCATTAATCTTGTCGTATTCACTATGCGTACCAACAAATCGAATCAGTAATATTCCGTTTTCGTAGCTAATTTTTACGATGATCCGGTATTTATTCCCGCAGATATTGAACACAGCCCTACTGTTTTTTAGTATGCTCGCGCTCTTATACTTGGCCTTAATATCTACAGGTGTTCTCCAGTCCGCCTTTTTGGTTTCGTGATACCATGCATCTAGCTGGCCCTCCGCATCTGGAAAACGACCCGCAAACTCTTTAAGGGCTTTGCGCGAGATAACTCTCATTACTAATCTCTATTGTATGGTCCCAGATAGGGAGCGCTGCTGTCTGATCCCTGTAAGGGAACATATATGTCGAATAGCAAAAAGTCGAGCTTTTTATGCAAACCTTCATAAGGCCCCTCAAGATATTTGTTTTACGGCCTTAAAGTGTTGATTTAGCCTTCAATAGCTGTTGTCTGCCAAATTTCGTGTGCGAGGTTGATTAACATCATCTGGCGTTTTTCAATGTCATCTGTACTCCAAGTATCAAATGCACTGAGTTTCTCATTGATACGAGTGATCGATGTGTTCTGACCAACATCCGCAAGGGCGTCTATTCCACTTCGCTCAACATGAAGGAGCGGCTCATGATTCTTTTCTCTGCTGAATATTTTTTTCATTTTGTTCAGAGATCCATCTTGAACGCTTAAGGCAACAAAGTGCTACTCTAATAGCTCCAAAAACACCTTACATTCCTTGTGAAATGACATCAGGTTACCGAAGGAATTTGATCTGGCAGTCATGGATCGCTTTGCGTCTTATCTACCAGGATGGGAGATGCCAAAAAACAGCAGTGATTTTCTTACATCGAACTATGGCTTTATCACCGACTACTTAGCTGAGGCTTTTCATTATCAGCTGAAACACACCAATCGATACGAGGAGGTCAGCAAGAGAATTCGCCTAGGAAAAGCCGTGGAAGGGCGTGACGAAAAAGGGATCAAGAAGACAGTGTCCGCCTTGCTGAAAATTTTACATCCTGGCAATAAACCAACAGACGAAGAGTTCGATGAATATGTCAGTTATGCAGTTGAAAGTCGCAGACGTATCAAAGAGCAAATGAACAAAAGAAAGTCTGATGACGAGTTCTCTAAAATCAACCTCTCATTCTTTGACAAGGACGGAAGTGAAGTTGTTGTTTTCTGCCCGGAATCTAAAACAGCCCTAGCCACTCAAGAGCCAACACGACGCGATATACACGAGAACGGCGAAACATCTGAAATCCCCGATGCAGTTATTACTGTCCCGGCGGAAGCCGCGCCCGTGGCAGTCACCGAGGTAAAAGATGTTGAAATAACAACGAAGGCTGAACCTCTGCCCAGTGAGCAACATTTCACAATTTATTATGGCGATACGGGCCACAGTTACGAAAGCCTCATCGCACCCTATTTAAACGGGGCTAAAGCTGTCGAAATTGAAGATCCATATATTAGGGCAACGCATCAGGTGCACAATTTTGTTCGGTTCTGCGAGGCCGTTATCAAAACCCCAACCGTTAGAAAAATTGTTCTAATTACCAGTTATGATAACGACACGGACGTTCAGGCACTTTCTGAGAGACTTAGTGAATTGAAACAAAGTCTATTAGACGTTGATATAGAACTCGATATTCAGATCAACGAGCACATGCACGACCGTGAAATCAGAATTGATAATGGCTGGACGGTTAAAATCGGGCGAGGGTTGGATTTTTACCAAAAGCCCGACAGTTGGTTCGGGATTGGGTCAAACGATCTCTTGTTAAGGAAATGCCTCGAGACCAAGGTGGATATATTTCAGAGATAAGGGTGATAAAATATCGGAGACAAGTAAAAATGGACATAAATATTGATGATTTCACCCAGCAGTTTCCATACGGATTTCTCGGTGAGAGAGAAGCAGAATACGTCAACAACGTTCAGAAATACGTTGATCAGTTTGAACAGGATCAACGCGATCTCGTTATAGACTTACTCGATCTACAATGGGTGTCATACATACAGCAAATATGGCTGATCACAGATAGAACTGGTACCGAAGAGGCAGGTAAGATTCACTTCGCCTTGGCCCGTCTCCAAATAAACTCAAATATCAGGAACGATCTCGGCTTACCTCCGCGCAATATGCGTGATGCCTTGGTCCGAGGCTCTAGCAAAGACGTCTTGCGCTTACTAGAGACTGCTGACTGAAGCGGATCCTCAATAATATTTGACGTTCATCTCAGGCAGCCTTCTCACCTAGCCCTTCCCCCGAACTTCTCCACCGTCCGCATGGCCCCAAGGCCAAGCAGCGACAGCAAAATGGTGACCAGGGTTTCGGTTCCAGTCAGTTCAGATAGCGCTGTCACGTGGGGGAAGAAGTTCACTGTAATCCAGTTCAAAAGATCAAACAGGATGAAGTGCCAGAGCAGCGCAAACCCGCAAACCCAGCCGATAAACGGCCTCCACCCCGCAACAAAAATGCTTCTATGTCCAGCCTCGATCTTGTTGAGTTCGATTTGAGCTAGGCTCGGTGTCATCATAAGCTTTGCCTTGATGATTTCAGCAGCCTGCTTTTCATCGTCGGTCTCAACAAACCGGTCGATGATGTTGGCAACGTCCTCGGCGGCAGTCACCACACCACCCCCGACAATCGATCCGAATATTTTTTCCAGCATGACTTATTCCGCAATCTCAAAATGAACCAAATCGTCGAATGAATTATCACGGACCTCGGTGTCCCGGTCCCAATCACCACCCCAGCGAAGATTGACGCCCATGGCCTTGGCGGTTGCTAAGACGTATCCGGCAAACAGGGTCTGGCGCTCCCGGTCATCCCATTGAATAGGATAAGGGGTCACATCGACTGCGCATGACGGTACCGTGTTGTGCTTGCCATTCGGCCAATACACCTGACTTTTGCCATCGGCCACCATCTGGTTCTGACGGTCTTTATCCCGATGTCCTTCCAGAATGGTGCAGTCGAAGTTTTGAATTACCTCATGAAAAACCCGCTGCAAGAGCGGGTCACAGGTGGCAAGCTTGGCGAGGGATTTTTCAGAAAATGCGGGCTTCACTGAATCCCCCCGAACAACTTGAGCTTAATGGCAACGCCTGCCATGAGGGCAATGAGCAATCCCGTCGTGATCAGCCTGATGACGGTCGACCAGGCGGTGTGCTTGGCCATCCGAAACGCACCCAACAGGGAGCGGAGGTCTCGGATGTCATTGGCGGCGTGTTCATCAATCAAACCAACGGTGGCAAGGGCTCGTTTAGCCCCGCGCTCAGCGGCTAATTCCATGAGTTCTTCAAACTCATCTTCAGGCATGCGGACATGCCCGTCCTCCAGGGAAGGTCGGTTCATTTTTCTGGTTCCTTGATTTTATAAGTTGGCTTATGCGGCGAGGTCTGCCTGATGGACACGGGCGTCTTCAGCGACGGCGGTGATTTCAACATTTTCGCCACGGGGTTTTACGGCGATGACACGGGCTTTCGCACCCCAAGCATCACCCGCGCCAAAGGCAAAATGGGTGCGCTCTTCAGACGTGTCCGTGTATGGCGTAAAGTCTAATGGCTCCAAGACATGAACGAGGCGGTCATCGTCTTCGACGGCCTCGGCCAAAAATGGTCCCGCCAGCGAACCATCGCGGCGGCGAAGTGCTATATAATGCCCCGCGGCGGTCTCCCAGGTCAGCGGCTCAGAAACGGTCAAAACCTGTGCCTGATCGTCCCAGGCCACCACTTCACCGCCTTGTCCCCAATGGGGCATGTCATGGGTGATGGCAACCAGATCCCCATAGGTCGGGATCATGCCTTCGAGTTCCGTTGACCAGGACACCAGCTTCCGCCGATACCGATTGTCGGCAGCCATATAGAGGCCTTCTCGCTTAGCCTGCGCAGCGTCGGTGCAACCGAACAACGCGACCTTCGCCGGTTGCTCTGCCGCACTGTCGGCCAGGCTGCTGGTGACCTCATCAGGTTTCCATGTGCGGGAATTAAAGAACGTAACTGTCACCGCATCCGCCGTTTCCTCACCAGGCATAACGTATTGGATCTTGAACGATCCTTTGACGATATTGCGCGGCCCAAACATGGCCACTGGCAGGGTCTGCGCCGCATCCCGGTAGAGGCGAACAACGCCGCCTTGAAGCACGGGCACCGCCCGACCACAGCGCGATATCCGCGTTAAAGCCTCCCACACGGTCATGGAACTATCAAAGATGCCGTTAAACTCATCTCCTCGACCTGACCAAATTTGATCCAGGGTGTGGAGCGCATTTAAATCAATCCGACTATCGGCCAGCTTTGCGCCATACTGGGCGCGACACGCATCGGCAAAAGCCCATGCGATGGACCGGGTCGGAACGGGTGCACTCCAACCTGTCGCTGGTTCCCAAATTGGCAATTTGCGCGTCACGATGCAGTTGATCATGCGAGCGGATCGTTGTGACAGGTTGTCCGTCGCCCGCATTTTTACGGCCAAAATCGTCAAGTCACCAAAGTCAGGTGTGCCATCCAGATAAGAGCGAAGCCCACCCCAGCGGATTTCATGACCGGCGCGGGACGATGCATCCTTGGTGTCGAGACGTTGCAATTGCACTTCATAACGCCCCGGCGTAACGGCGTATTTATAACTTTGCCGCTGAGCTGTGTTGGTCGCATCTGAATAGGTCTCCGATCCAAGGGGGATCCAAGAACCAATAGCGACACCTTGATCATCAATGGCGCGTGCTTGCACCTGCCATTGGATGGTGCGGGTTTCCAAGCCACCTGCGTCATTGGCGTAATAAAGGCCACGCGGGAACACCACATCGATGCCGAGATGGCTGACCATGGTTTCTGCCGGGTTTGCGGTAAAGGGACCAATCCAGGCACCGCCATCGACAGCACTTAGCAATTCCTGTCCGGCCACTTCAGGTGCCGTGACCACGTCGGTTTCAAACAAAGTGACGCTGCCACCGGGGGCAACGACCTCAGTTTGCACTTCTTCAAACGATGAAATCGGCGTGTCCTCGATGCGGACCTGCTCCAGATCGTATTCACCCTGACCAATCACATGGAGCTGAAACAGGTATTGTTCGTTGTTCACAAACTCCTGGTAAGGCTGGGTCGCAAGATCGGGATAGATCAGATGCCGCCCATACAACACAGGGATAGGCTGCCCCAAACGGGCTTCGTTACCTTGCGCCGACAGAGAATAGGTCGGGCTTGGTGCGGGCGACGATCCAACGGCACTGAAGTTCAAGCTCGGCACGGATGGTCTCGGCGATGGGATCACCGCATTGATCAGGGCTGAACCTGCCAACGCAACCACGCCGCCCATGATCGTGCCAAAACCAACCTCAAAGGCGGTTCCGGCAAACAGGCTACCGGTCAGCCCCATAGATCCGGCAAGGGCTCCACCCAAGGCGGGTGCGGCCACCATCAAGGCGATGGAGAGAACCGTCTTAAGTGGATTTTTGCCGCCACCTCCGCCACCGCCGCCGTGAGGCAGAGCAATAAATGCAACAATGTCTCCGTCTTGAACAACAGTCGAATGCCACTTGGTGCGCAATACAGCCTCGCCGTTATGCAGACATATGGTCGGGCAATCGAATTCTGATATTGACCGAGTGTCGAGCCAACTTCGCAAAGTGCATACTTTTGTAACCGAAAATACTTCCCGCCCCCTATCAGGATAGAACGGATTGTTTACCATTAGGACACTAGCCAACATGGGCGGTCTTCTTCCTCTATCGAAAACACAATCTCTCTGATAGGATTGATTAAATTTATTTGGGGGTGAGTTAATTGAAATTAGGTAGATTTGAACGCGTTGAACTCCGGGACATCTGGGAAACAGAAGACCGCGACTTCACACCATGGCTGGCTCAAGATCAGCACATGGAGATATTATCCGACGCAATTGGTATGGAGCTCGAAGTAGAAGCCCAAGAAAAAGAAGTTGGCCCGTTCCGGGCTGACATCTTGTGTAGGAACACCGCCGATGACTCTTGGGTTCTTATTGAGAACCAAATTGAAAAGACAGACCACAGACACCTTGGCCAACTCATGACCTACGCAGCGGGTCTGCAGGCAGTGACAATCGTTTGGGTCGCCGCCAAATTTACTGAAGAACACCGCGCCTCGCTCGACTGGCTAAATAAAATAACGGGTGACGGATTTCATTTTTTCGGGCTTGAAGTCGAACTTTGGCGCATAGACGATTCAATCCCTGCTCCAAAATTCAACATTGTGTCCAAGCCTAACAATTGGAGTAAATCCATATCGTCCGCTGCCCAAAGGCTCAGCGAACAACCAATGACAGATACCAAAATAATGCAGCTCCAATATTGGAGAGATCTCTCCGCTTATCTTGGAGAAACTTCATCAAATCTGCGGCCCCAAGAGCCACGAGCACAACATTGGTACAATTTCAGTATTGGCCGAAGCGGCGTCAAAATGACGGCCCTATTAAACACAAAAGAGAATCGTATCGGAGCAGAAATCTGTATGTTTGCGGAAGATTCTTCCAAGGCTTTTTTTCACTTGTTGCAGAATGATAAAGACCAAATAGAAGCTGAAGTAGGCGAACCCATGATCTGGAAAGAGCTTCCAGACAAAATCGCCTCTAGAATTGTCTTGTATCGCCAATGTGACCCTTCCAATGAAGCTGATCGTTCGTCCCAGCATGAGTGGCTTAAAAATAAGTTAGAACTCCTCGACAAAACCTTCAGGGCGCGGATCAAAGAAATTAATCTTGATGAATGGTCTCCGGATGAAGCGGTGGATTAATTGCTTCCATGGATCCTATAATTTTCAGTTTTTTGTTTCCGTAAACAAACCTACCAACCCATTTTTCATTGGGATAATTTGTTTCACGCTCAAGGACCAGAGAAAACCTATGAGCAAGTTTCTCATCATTTGGATGTTTTGCTGTCGCATCAAACCAAGCCTTTTTCGCAAGGGTTGGTGCGATGGACTGAACGGCCATTTCAAACCTAAGTATTAGGGCGCATATTTCATCGTCACTGCATCTATCGCTTCTAACGTCTTCAATTATTGCGTTATACAAAATTTCCTTCATTTTTTGCCTCTTAATGAAGATAGAGAAGATACAATCATGAGCGCTCCAAACTCGTTTTATAGCAAGCTCATATGATATTATTTTCTTTTATTTCAGCTAGTTAATTGGTTTTCGATGTACTTGTAAAAGCCTTCGACGCTCCAGCCGTTCAAAGCCAGAGAATTTAAGGTCTGGAACGCCACACCGGCTTCCTGAGAGCAGTGAAGGACGCCGCCATTATCAACCTCAAGCCAAACACCGACATGAATGGGATAGCGGGCCTGGCGCATGAGAACGCAGTCGCCGTCATTTGGAGCGTTTACCAATTCCCAGCGTTGACGTTCGGGATGATCCCTAAACCCCCGCGCAATTGCGAGAACGTCTTCTGGGTTTGGAATGCCGGGAAGATCACGGCCAAAATTCTGCTTCTGAATATGACGGACAAAAGCCCAACAATGAAAGTTGTCAGGTCCTTCTCCAGTCGCCGACCAAGGAATGCCGATGTAGTGTTCTGCCCAATGCATGGTTTATCTCGCCAATCCCGGAAACCGCGTTGCTGTGTAGGTTTCTGATGGAAATGCCTTGTTGCCGATATCGAGCATGCGCGCCCGTCCCGTGACCTGCAGGGCATTGGCCTCCACCTCGGTTAAACCAAGGGTGATCGGTGGATCCATCTGAGGCCCTTCTTTGTCTGTCGAAAGATATGGTCGGTAGGTCATCTCGATCCGATCTTGCGTTGCCACCGCCGCGTCCAGGTGGCGGACGATCTCGCGCGACACGTTATCCAGCGTCACCGTGATCTCCGGCACCGGGGCGGTGTCGATGGGTGGCAGGGAGAGATCGAAGGCCAGGGCCACAAACGTCACCATGGCCCCGCCATCCAGCGGCGCGCCCGGTTCCAGCCGCGCCGTCAGGTCTATATGATCGCGCACCACCCGGATGGCGGTCACAAGGCCATCATTATCAACAAAGGCCGGATGCCGCAGTTCCAGCGTATGCAGGATCACCACGTCGGAGGGCGCCGCCGCGTAGGCCTCCTTGATGGCCGCCGATAGTGCGGGATCAGGCATGGTTCAGGCCACCTCTTTCGCGGCTGCCGGGCGAGCCCGGATGGCAACGCCGTCCCGGCTGGTGATCTCCTTCAGAACGCCGCCGCCGGTGATGTGGTAGAGGGCGCCGGCCAGCAGGGCGGAATGGTAGGTGAAGCTGTTGTCGCAAGCCTGGCGGAACAGCGCGCCGTCGAGGAACATGCACGCCCCCTGGCACAGCTGCACCACGGGACAGGTCCGGCACGCGGGGCGCAGGCTGTGATGGCGGGCGCGCCTGAGACGAATGTCCCCGACCGCCGCCACGTCGCCGATGTGGTGATCGAGCGCGCCGGTGTTCTGGCAGGTGAAGACCCGGCCCTTGAGATCGAGCGCGATGTGTTCCGGCCGGTCCATGCCGCAACGCTGGCCAAGCGCCGTTACCGGGCGCCGGTCGGCCAGGCTCTGGACAAAGGCCCTGGTGGCTTTCCAGACCGAGACGTTCCGGTAGGCGCGACCGTCGATCAGCTCACGCAAGAGCGAGTTGTGGATAACGCCGTGCTCATCGCCCTTTGGCGACAGCATCAGGCCGGCGGCGTCATAGGGCAGCATCAGGCCCTCGGTCGCCATGGGCACGCTGTCCAGTCCGAGCTTGCCGGCGATCCAGCGTTCGGCGGCGGCCAGGCTGTAATGCCGGGCGGTCAGAACGCAGTTGAAGGAAAACCGCCCGCCGGGCGCCAGCCGCTCCATCAGGTTCACTATGATCTTTCGCCGCGCCGGATCGTCCAGGGGATCGCCGCCGCGCAGGTGCTGGCCGGGCCCGTCGTGGGACAGGCCGACGGCGAAACCCATGCGGTCGAGCCAGGCGACCTTTTCAGCGTCCAGAAGATCGCCGTTGGTGATGATCAGAAAACAGGCCTCCGGCCAGCGCCGCCGGATCGCCTCGGCGAGGTATGCGAGCTTGTTCCAGTAAAGCAGCGGCTCGCCGCCCCAGAACTCGAAGCGCGTGCCACCGCCACGGCCGTCCTCGCCGCCGTCCCACCAGCCGGCCAGGCCGGCCACGAACGCCTGGGCGTCGGCGAGCCGGCTGGCGCCGGCGCGGGCCCGTTCGCCGCCCTGGTTGCAATAGCCGCAGGCGCGGTTGCAGGCGAGCCCGAGAGACACCTTGATGACCCGGGCGGCGGCGCTCTTGCGGCCCGGGTTGCCGGGCGAGAGCGCTTGCACGGCCCGCCACGCGCGGGGCGCCGCCGTCACGCCGAAGGCGCCGTAATCGAGGTTTGCCCCCGAGATGACCGAGTCATCGGTGTCGTAGGCGAGCATCACATGGGCGCCGCCGGGTTTTTCGAGGAGAAGGTCAAAGACCGGCATGGATCAGGCCCTCCCGGACCATGTCATAGGGATGGATACGCCCGTAGAAGTCGTTCAGGCGCCAGGCGTCCTGATCGGCGTCGTAGTCGAGCCAGGGCAGGACGCCGATCACCAGGTGGCTGCGGGTCGAGATGCTCGGATGGCGCACCGCGACCCGGTGCTGGACGTCGGTGTTGACCACCAGACATTCGCCGGCGGCTATCGGGATTGCCGGTCCGTCCTGGTATTCGAGGGCGTAATCGGCGTCGCTTTCGATGCAGATGTTGATGCGCAGGAGCGTCGTGGGCGGTTCGTCGACATGCCAGCCGACGTCAGGCGGCGAGACTTGCGAAACACCGAACAGCGAGGCGATGCGCGAGCGCGAGATCGGGCGGCGAAAGCCGCCGAGAAGGGTGCTGAGCGCCGGATAGGGCGAGAAGTCGTTGAGGCGGCGAAAGCCCAGCGTGTCGAGATAGTCGCCCCGCACCCGGTAGGCGGCATCTATCTGGCGGTCGACCGCGAAATAGTCCTCGGTCGCGAGGTCCCGGTAGCGCTCATGGCCGAGCAGGCCGTTGTAACGTTCGCCGGCGCCACGCTCCGGATTATGAGTGACGGCGAGCCCCGAATAGCTGCCGCCCGGCGTGGAGCGCCAGCGATACCAGCCCAGATCGCCATAGGCCCGCGCGATCTCGCGCCGCAGATCATCGACGGGAACGGGAATAGCGACCCCGAGGTTGGGCTCGAAACGTCCCCTGAGCCGCGCCGTCGCCTGGTCCCAGTCGGAATGGGCCCGGATATGCTCGAGCACGGTCCTGTCCGGGGGCACATCGCGGTAGTGGAACCATTGCCCGGTCATGATTGGACCTCGACGCGGCAGGCCGCGATGTTGGAAAGCCACTTGAAGCCGAGCTCGACATCCGCCCTGTCGCCCGGCTCCAGGCCGAGAGCCAGGAACGGGATCCGGGCGCGGCCCGACGTATCGGTCCGAACCTCGGTCCTGGGCAGGTAGCCGGCGGCGGTTTTGGCGAACAGACGGACGCCCGCGCGCTTGAGAAAGGCGCCGTCGGGCGCCAGCAGCCGCACGCCGATCAGGGCGCGCTCATCCGGTTTGACGCTCAAGCTCGACGTCTCGATATCCAGTCCTGGAAACACCCGGGCGGCGAAGTCGACATAGGCCTGATGGCTGTTGGCCAGGATATCGGCCTCGCCGCTGGTCCAGAAGCCGGCGGTCTGGTTTACGGTGAGCCGGGCGGCGCAATCGGCAGGCGCGGCGTCGGCGAACGGCAGCAGGATTTGTCCGACGACATTGACCTGGCGCCCGGCGATATGGCGGGCACCGTCGTCCTTGCTGGCGAAGCTCTCGGCCAGCTTGTTGTAGGGCGGCAGAAACCGGCCCCGCCTAAAATCAAAGGCGACATAGAGGTTAACGCAGGGCCCCAGGCGGCGGGGGTTTATAATTGTCGACAGCCGCGCAAGATCGATCTCGATCTGATCAACCCGGCGCAGGACGCCCTCGCCATCGGGGCTCCGGCACCAGGCCGCGCCGAACCGGAAGCGCCCGAGCCGTTTTGGCGGCTCGACGGCTTCGCCGGTGAAGCTGTCGACGCCATCGCCGGATAGCGGCGCATGCAGCGCGAAGGACACGGTGGTGTCCTGGACCCGCAGCGCCGCGAACAGCGGGACCGTCAGACCTTTGGAAACAGCAAGTAACATGGGTTGCCTCATTGGTTGCCGCAATTACAATTACAATTGGAGCCGCCGGCGGGACCCTGCGGTCCCTGGGGCCCGGTGGCCCCGGTGGGTCCTTGCCCGCCTTGCGGCCCCTGTGAGCCCGGTGAGCCCTGTGCGCCCTGGGGTCCCTGTAGGTTCACGTAACCGCCCCACGACCCGGTCGGGGTCTCGAAGCGCAGCGAGGGCCCGGACCACTGGTGCGCCGGCTTGTCGCCCTTGTCGCCGGCCGGGCCTTGCGGGCCGGCGGCCCCGTTCGCCCCGGCCTCGCCCTTGGCCGCCACCAACTGCCAGACGGCGACATCGCCAGGCGGGATGCCGGCGGAAGGCGTGGCGGCGACATAGGCGTAGGCCGCCCCCTGGTGGCTGACGAGATCGAAAAAGGAATAGCTCGTGGCGCTGTTCCAGGCGCCCTGGGGCGCAAAACGCACCCGGCCGAGATTTTGCGTTGCCATGATATCAGTCCGTATAAGTGAGGATCAGTTCGCCCGCCGGGTTGAGCGAAAACGTGCCGCTGAAAACCCCGTCCGGCCCTTGTGGACCGGTGGGCCCGGCGCCACCCTGGGGTCCTTGCGCCCCGGTTTCGCCCTGGGCTCCCGTGCCGCCCTGGGGCCCTTGTGGGCCGACCTCGCCCACCGCGCCCTTGTCGGCCAGCAGTTGCCAGCCGGCGTTGAGCCCGCCGGCGCCATCGACGGGCGGCGTGCCCTGCAGGGCGGTGGCGCTGACGCAGAGATAGCCGGCGCCCTGATAGGCAACGATATCGAGTTCCCCGTAACTTGCCGCCGCGTCGTAATCGCCGCGATGCAGCGGCTTGATGCGGCCAAGATTAACCACGCTCATAGGTCTTCTCCGTATTTGATGATTACCGTGCCGTCGTCACGCAACTCGAAGCGCGCGACCTGAAAGAGTTCGACCCTGTCGCTGATCGCGATCAGTTCGCCCTCGTCGTTCAAGGCGAAGGAAAACAGCGCCCGGTCGGCGAACACGCCCTCCTCGGCCGCCTGGGCCAGTGAGGCCAGGGCCGCCAGGGCGTCGGCGGTCTCGCCGACAACGCCGGCCAGCGACTTCACCGCGCCGGCTTCGGTCTCGACCACGGTGCCGGCGTCGCCGTTGACAATGGCGTGCAGCTTGGCCGCCGCCGCCGTGGTTTTGCTCACCGCCGCTTCCAGTTCCTGTTGCAGATTCATGGCTCTGTCCACTTAGTTCCAGTTGAGGGGGCCCGCCAGTTGGGCATCGACCAGCCGGTCAAGGCCGTCGATCGCCACCAGCAGGCCGGCAATGTCTTCCTCGAGCGCGAGGGCGAGAGCGTCCTCGCTCAACACCGGGCGCTCGCGGATCTCCAGTTCCGAGATCACCCGCCAATGGTTGCCGCGCACCAGCGAGGCCTGGAACTGGCGCGTGAAGCGGGCTTCGTGCGCGGTCAAGCCGATGCCGCCCAGCAGGTCGATCTCGAACCACGCGCCGCCTTCCCTGGCGCGCCAGCGGTACCAGGCCTCGAACAGCGCGAACTGGTCGCGGCGGAAGGTCCAGCGCACGGCGATCCGGCTCGGCACCTGGGTGTAACGGCGGCGCTGTCGGGCCGGTCCCGCCTCCATCTCGGTGCGCAGGATGGCCTCGCCCGGGTGGACGCCGTAGCCCTCGATGCTGGGCAATGGCAGGGTTGTGGGCCAGGAAACAACCATCAATAACTCCCCGCCGCCGGATTGAGGCCATATCGGCGCTCAAGGGTCGGGGCCAGGCCGTCGCCGCGCCCGATGTTGCGGGCCAGTTTGCCTTCGATTTTTTCAACCACGATTTCCAGGCCGAGGTTGCCGTTGCCGTCCCGGCTGGTTTGCACCGTGGCTTCCGTTCCCGGCGCCCGGTTGTCAACATGGACATTCACGCGAACTTCCGGTTTCTGGCCCAGGCCGGCACCGAGTGCCCGCATCTGGCCGGGCGTGAACACGGTCTCGCCGCGCCTGGCGATGATGGGAACCTCGCCGCCAACCACACCGCCGCCATGAAACCGTGGCGCGGTGGCAAATACCGCCGGATCAACAGAACGACTGGCAAGAACATCCATACCAATGACGCCACCCGTATGGGCCACCATCACCGGACCAGGGGCCGGAAAATCCCCCACCGGCGCGGATGAACCGCCACCAAACAAATTGGCACCAATGGAGCCGAACAGGTTTTCCAGGAAGCCGCTGAACGGCTTGATCACCGACATGCGAACGGCGGCGCGCAGGGCCTCCTCGGCGATGGTGTTGAAGAGGTCGGCGGCGCTGAACTTGCCGGTCCGGGCCCATTGAACGAAGGCATCTTCTCCGGCTTTCAGCGACCGGGTGGTAACCTGCTCAAACTGCTTGGCGGCATTACCAGCCTCTTGCGCGTAGTCACGCAGCGCCCGGGTGACACCGTCCGACCATTCCCGGCTGGCACTGAGCATGCGGCCATAGGCCTCTTCGGACGCACGGGCAAAGGCCTCTTGAGCAATACCCCCTTCATCTAGCAAGCGATTGAGATCAATCATCTCAGCTTTGTAGGCTTCCTGTGCCGTTCGCAGACTTTCCGTAAGAGCGCGGCCTTTTTCTTTTAACTTGGCAGCTTCCTGTTCGGCTTTGTTCCGGGCTTCAATGGCTTGTTGTTCCTCGAACAAGGTTCCGGTCAATTGCCGGACCTGCTGCTGCTCAACAACCGTGGCTTCAGCAGATAACCGCCGCAATGCCTGTGAGATAAAGCGCTGTTTATCGGTCATGGCGAGCGCGTCATGTTCGGCGCGCAATCCGTCTATAATTTTACGATTGGCCTCGGCAATACGGTTCGCCGCTTCCTGTGCTTTAGCGGCAAGCCGCGCCAGCTTGGCGTCCCGAACAGAGGCGGCCTGATCCATCAGGGCATCAACCTGAGACTGGTTGCTGCCATCCGGGGCAAGCAGCGCCTCAACGTCTTTTGCCAATTGTTCATATTCTGCCCGAATACGGTCCGCCCCCTGATGGGTCAGGATGAACAGTTGCCGTTGCAGGTCTTTTTCAAGTTTAGTGATGCGGTCAGATCGTACTTGAGCCGCCTTGATATCAATTTCCACCGTGCCGTCAGGTGTGGGTGTGCTGGTTTCTGGTGTTGGCTTGTCGCCCATATCCCGCTGCATCCAGGCAAGCTTTGTCGACCATTGACGATAGATGGCCGTCTTTTCTTCAAGTTGGCGTTCCAACGCTACCTTGCGGCCCCAGCCAAGGGGATCGTCCAAAAACCCGACGTCGCCCAGTTCTTTCAGCTCACGGGCAATCTCCTGAAGCTCAGCACGGCGTTCCGCGACAATGGAACGGGTGCTGCCGAGGCTGAGACCCTCAAGATTAAAATCGCCCTGGGCCAGCAGTTTCAATTGCTCATAGGCAACACTGGCTTGATTGGCCAGGCTTCCCAGCTCCTTGATCGCGGTGGTTACACCGGGAGCCAGATCTTCACCGATAGAACGGGCCAGGGATTTGATGTTGTTCCACATCAGCTCCGTCTGGCTGTTCAGGCTCTCAAACGCCTTCGCCGCTTCCTCGTTCAGGGCCGTGGCGTTTTCGGTCTCGCGACTGGCAAGATTAAGGGCTGTGGCCAGCAAGTCGGCACGGTTCGCCAGCACCGGCAGTGTTTTTAACAATCGCTGGTCGGACAGGCCCAATGCCGCCATGGCTTCCGCTGCCGATCCACCAGCATCACTGATCCGTTTTAGCCCTTCGATGAACAGCACGAAGGCTGCTGTAGAATCTTGAGCGAACAGGGTTTTGATTTGTGCGCCGGTTTGGCCGGTGATTTGCGACAAAATATTCAAATGCTTGCCGCCACTGCGCACAGCGGCGTCCATCATATGCATAACCCGGCCAACGGACGTACCCGCTACTTCTGATTTAACACCGACGGATGCCAATGCCGCTGCCAGAGCCGAAGCCTGGGCAGAGCTCACACCAAAGACGGCGGTCGCCCGGGCAATTTCGGTGGTCATTTCTGTAATCTGGCTTTCCGTGGCGGCAAAGTTATTGCCAAGGGACACGATCACCGACCCCAGCACATCAACGGTGTCCATGGTCTCACCGGTGACATTGAGAATGCGCGCCAAAGCCATGGCCGCGTCATTGCCGGACAAGTCCGTTGCCGTACCAAGCTTCGCCACAGTCTCGGTGAACCTGAGAATGTTGGCGGCACCCTTCACCCCCAGCTGGCCCGCACTTTGGGCAATAGCCAACAGTTCGTCGGTGGCCACCGGGATGCGTTTGGAAAGGGCATCGATGTCCTGGCCCAATGCGGCCAGTTCCGTCTTGGACAGGTTGGCCGTCTTGCCGACACCGATCAGCCCGGCTTCAAAGTCCGCATAGAGTTTGACCATTTCCTGCAGACCGCGAATGGCCCCGGCGGCGGCAATTGCGCCGTAGAGGAACTTCATGTTGCGGCCCAAGGACTGAGCGCGATCAGACAGCTTGGTCAGGCCCAATGATGCCCGGCCACCGGCCTTTTCAATCTTCTTGAGGGACTTGTCGCCAGCGCGGCCCACATCCATGAGCTCGGCCTTGACCTTGCCACCGCCGTCAACGCTGAGGCGGATCGCATAGGTGTGTTTGGCTTTAGCCATCAGTCCAATTCTTTCTGGTTCATCGCTTCAATCAGACCATTCTCTGCAGCACTCAAAAGCTCAGAGATAACGCCCGGCTCAAAACCTCGAGCCTCAGCAATTTTAAGTGCCGCATTCATATTGATGCCCGCCACATGGCCGGACGGCGTAAACCGCAATTGCCCAAGGCAGGCGCTGAGCACGTCCCAGGCCTGGTGTTCTTCTGCCGATTGCAGGGCATGTTTTTGATAGGGACATGGGCGGTCGCCCGGGTTTAGTTTTCTTGTTGAACAGGCGGCGTATTCATCTTGGCAGCCTTGGCAATACCCGGGCCCTCCACCTGGCTTGAAATGCCAGAGGCAGAGAGCCCGGATGCGTTTTTTGCGGCGTTAAGCAACATCTGTTGCAGGGTCAGTTTCTGCAGGAATTGTTCGCCAACCGGATAAATGTCCATCACCGCGATAATATTGTCGCGGGAGACCGGGGGATCATCCTCAATACCGATCCAGCCCGTGATCTGGCGGGTGGCCAATTCATAAACAACTTGGCATTGCAGGAAGCCGTCTCGTTCCTCTTCAATGCTGAGGTCTGGGAGTCCGTCCAATGACAGACCTGAATCTTTACGATCCCGTACTTGCGCTTCCACAGCATCAACCCGCCGTCGGGCTCCTGCCTGAGCCGCTGCCATGGCAGTTGTGGTCAGTGGTGTCACCGTGACGGTGATGCCGTAGGGCAATTCAATGTCAAAAGGTTCGCTCGGTTGTTTTAAGGAGATCATGCGTAAATCGTCCCATCCAGATCGTTGACCAAGGTCACCGTCAGCATGCGACCAGCGGCCTCATTCTTGGCACCCTGAAAATCGAAACTTGCCTGAATGCCGCCAGGACCTTCCACGGCCAGTTTGGGCTTGGGCAGGTAAACTTCGTGAGCTGCGAACATGACGCTGGATGTACCGACTGTGTAACCAAACTCAAGATCCACCGGTGTGCCGCTGGTAGCAGCATCAATCATGGTGGTATCGGCAAACCGCACATCAATACGGCCAGACAATGACGCCACCGTTGGATCAGCCCCATCGATCATTCCGTCGGAACGGATGGTCTCGATTTTCTCGAGATTGTTGGAATAAGTCAGTGACCCGGATGTGAGGTTGGCGACCGCCGTGCCCGCCTTCTTGATAGAGCCCTGGAACTGGCTGATGCGGTTAAAGGCCAATGTGCTGGGTGTGCCGCCCTGGGATGTGCCATTACGGGTCTCCCCCTGGGCGATGGCATTGATGGTCGCTGCGGCAGCACCGGAGCGCTGAAAATCCAGGGCAATGGAATTAAGCACCACGCCTGCATGCATGAAGAAGGCGGGCACCTGAGACATGCCGACCTCAAGGGAATAACTGGGCAGTGCATCGACGCCCGAGACAAACACATGATCGAAGGTTCCATCCAGATTATCGGTGCTGGTTGGATCGCCAAGTAAACCTGTGAGCCAAAGGCCTAAATAGCGTGGGTCCATGGGCACCATGATATCACCCTCATCGTTGATCACATCCTGCAAGGGTGCCAGGGGATCACGTCCCTGACCCAACACCGGGTCGTC